CTACGGCCGCGGTTTCCGGCGCCGGCGCGGATGTGCCTGATTGAAGGCCGCGGCCGCGCGCGCGACGCCGGCCGTCACCGCAGCGTGCATGTAGCGCTCGCTCGTCTTCAGCGACTTGTGGCCGAGGTATTCCTTCACCGCTTTCAAGTCCTTCGTGAGCCGATAGAGTTCGGTGCCGAGCGAATGCCGTAGATCGATCGCGCGGATGTGCGGCACCGATTCACCCGTCTGATCGCGGAGGCGCTGCAGCGCCGCACGCCAGCGACGGCCGAGTGTCGAGTTCGAGAACTGTCCCCACGCGTGCTGCCGATCCATCTCCTGCAGCGCCTCGGTCCCTTTCTTTGTGAGCTGAACGACGCGCGGGTCGGTGCCTTCGCCCTTCGCCCGCCAGCGCACGGTCAGCGTCCCCGCTTTGCGGTTCCAATCCTCGGCGGGCTGAATCTGTTTGACTTCGATGTGCGCCAGGCCGATGTACGCGATCGTCTTCAGCCGCGCGCGCGTGTCGGAGGGTTGCATCACCGCGAACACGCGCTCGAGCAGCGCATAGGGGCGGCCGCGCGGCAGCGCGCCGGGTTCCTTGAACCGCGGCACATCGCGCAGCGGGTTCTTCGCGCTCTTCCCGTCGAGCCGATGCCACAGATGCATCAGCGCCGTCCGTCGCCGGTTGCACGTGCCCGCCGTCAAGCCGCTCGCGCGCCAGGTGGTCATGACCTGCGCGAGCTCGCGGGCCTTCAGGCTGCGGCGCGGTCGATCGGCGCCGAGCGCGGTGACCCAACACTGCAGATCGTAGGTACGCTGGGCAAACGAGGGCATCGTCTGCACGAGCGGCAGGTAGGCGGCGACGTCCGCCGCGAGCGTGCCGCTTGGCGGGAGATCGGCGTCCTGGCCGAGCTGCTGCGCGCGGACCTTCGTGCGTTCGTCGTGGCGCCAGGCCTTCAAGACTGTGCGCGCGGTCTCGGCGGGAAACGTCTTTGAAAAGAACTGACCGTTGACGCGCCCGTAGACGCGCCATTTCTTCCCGGTCCAGCGGATCCCTTTCTCGGGGTTGCGGGCCTGCGGCACGTCAGCGCTCGTCGCGCATGGGCGGGTCTGTCAGTCGACGGACTACACGGAACGTCTTTTTTTTAGGGGTTGCTCGTGCTTGACCGACGGCGTGTCCGTCCTACGCGAGTTTTGAACACCGCCATACTGAATCGGGTCCGGCGCGTCGCGCTGCTGCGACGCGCGGGCGTCGAGCGCGCGGAGGACATCCTCTGTCACCATGCGTACGAGCTCGCGGCGCTCGGTCTGTTGCAGGGCATCGCGCGGCGGCACCAACACGTCAACGAGATCAACCTGCAGCGCGCGCGCGATCTGTTCGAGTTTGCGCGTTTGCGTGTGTCCGCCGCGCTCGACTAACCCGTACGTTGTAGGACTGAGCTTCGCTGCCTTCGCGACCTGTTTGCGTGTGAGCTGGCGGGCCTCACGTAGCCGTCGAATCGCGTCGCCCCAAGGGCCGACCACGCCGTGAGGGTACGGGCCGTAGGTTGGCTGGTCAAAACGTAGGACTCACGAAAAGTTGTCACGAAAACCAGAAAGCTGGTATAACTGCGGCGTCGAAGACCAATTACTTGGGATTATAGGCAGCAAATCGAGATGGGCACACATAAATTCACGATGAATCTTCGGTTGAAGATGGCGATCCACGCGAGCGGTCGTCGTCAACGCGCGGTCGCGCAGGCGGCGCGCATCCCCGAGACGCGCCTGAGCGAGATCGTGAATCAGCGCGGGACGCCGGTTACCGACACGGAAAAGAAATCGCTGTCGCGTGTGCTCGAGCGTCCCGTTCGCGAACTGTTTCTCGCCGACGACGAGGCGATCGCGTCATGAAGTCGCGGCCCCGCGCGCTCGAGCCGAAGACGCTCGTGCTGCGCGACGTCGCGACCTACCTCGGGCTCGGATCCCCACAAGCCGCGGAGCGCTGGCTGAAGGCGCACGAGGTGCTGATCTTCCAAGATCGGCTCGGCTACAACCGCGCGTTCGTGCGGGACATCGACGCCGCGAATCTCAAATCGGCGGCCGACGCGCTCGAGGCGCCGCGGCTGCGGGACGCATCATGAGCGATCCCGCGCGCGAGCTCCAGGAGATCGATGCCGCGATCGCGCGCGTCGTCGAAGAACACCAGGCCGCGACGGGCAAACCGCGCTTCCATGTCGGGCACTGCGATCGGATCGATCTCCATCGGCAGCTCGTCGCGCTGCACGCGCGGAAGCAGCAGCTGACAGCGGCGATGGCCAAAGGCGAGCGCCGGTCGGAGAAGCTTCTGAGAGTTCTGAGAAGTCTGGCGCGGCCGGACGATCGCGGGGCCGCATGAGCAGGTAAAGAGCCGCAGCCGCGCGCGGGAAGATTCAAACGCGCGCGGCCACGGCCCGCAATCCCCAGGGGACTCCGGACACGTGTGAGGAGCCGAGCCCATGAGGCGCGACGCAATTCTAGCAGTAGACCGATGGACGCACGCGCGGTTGTTGACGACGCAGGACGCGGCGAAACGGCTCGGGATCAGCACGAGCCGCGTGCGGCAGCTCGCGCACGGCGGCGAGCTGGCCTTCGAGTCGACGCAAGGCGGGCAGTTGATTTTTCACCGCTCCGAGATCGATCGCTGCCTGCAGGCGCGCGCCGATGCGCGGGCGCGATCGCGCGACGAACGCCTGCGCCAGGTCCGCGTCCGGATGCTGCGCGCCACGCTCGAACCGCGGCAGTTGCGGCTCTGGGGCGAAAGGCCGGTGCGCGATCGCGTAGTGAAAGCCGCCGACGTCCCCAGGAAATCCGCGTGAGTCCAATAACGGCTCTTTTGTTGACTCGAGGTCGGCGGTGGTGCGGGACGCGCTAGAAAGGGCGCGTGGCAACAGCGGTCGGGAATTGACGGACATCCACCAAACGCGGGGCTGAGTAAAGGGCCTCGCGGCGATGAAGAAGGCCGTCAGGTTGCGACGCTCCCGCCTGTTGACCTCTGTTGACCTTTGTTGACCTCGCGCGCGTCGGGATCGAACAGGGAGGCGCATGCCCGCAGTGACTGAGGGCGACGACGCGCCGCCGATCTTCGTGATCGGCAATCCCGCGGCGGGCCAGACCTTCGAATGGCAGCCGCCCGCCGACGTGTGGATCAAGCTGCAGGCGTTCTCGATTGCCGCGGACCTGACGCCGGAGCAGGTGATCGGGAGGGCCATCGCGGAGTTTGTCGCGGAGAAGAAGCGCTGATGCCCCCGACGCAGGAACTCTGTGGGCTGGGAGCAGATCGAGCGGGAGGCCGCGCCAGCGGCGACAGCGCGCGGCCTCCCGGCTGGCGCGATCACGACCTCAACCGCGAGGAGGCGGTCGAGCCCATGTCACAGGCCGAGTGTAGCACCGGCGATCCGGGAGTTGGCGGATGAGTGACGCCGATCAGAAACCGCGACGCGGGCTGCCGGTGACGATCTTCGTGCGCCGCGATCGCGATCACGCCAGCGGCGCCGAGAGCTTCTCTGCGGCGGACACGCTTGACACGTTCGACGACGGCGATCGGGTCGCGGTCTATCGCCGTGCGGACGTGAAAACGCTGCGCGTGACGCGGAAGCTGCAGTGACGCGGCACGTGAGCGACGCGCAGCAGGGCGGCGCACGCAATGTGCGGCGCTGTGAGATCGATCCCGGCCCGATCGATCCCGACGACGACGACGACCCCCGCGGCGATCCCGACGAGGACGACGACGACGCGGATCACGAGGAGCGGGACGATCCCGACGGCGACGACTCGTGGGTGAGTGATCGGTGATCGCGGCGGATCCCCGCGTGCCGCCGGGCGACGGGGCAGCCGGCGGCACGTTTATTTGACCTGGACGACGGAAAGGAGCGCGAGAGGGGCCGATCACGCCGCGCGAGTTCCAGCGCGCGGCAGGACCGGATCGAACACAAGCGGCACCGGCGATCGGGCTCATCCACCCGGCCGTCGAGATCTCCGTGATGAACTGACCTTCGGTCGTTCACCCTGAGTCGGACGCACCCACGCCCCAGGCCGGGCAGCTTGAAGCGCGTGGTGTGTGCGTCGTGTGCCGGAGGATCCGTGCCGACGAACGATGAGCCAGATCACACCTTACACAGACTCGCGCGGACTGACAAGAGGGCTCGTAGTGCCATTCGGGGTGGCCCACGAGGGCGCCAGTGAGCGCCGCGGCCGCGCAGGCGGCGAAACAGATCACCCATCCGAAGGTCAAGGGCAGTCGCCGCGCGCTGCTGGACACGATCGCAAAGTTGATTCCGGAAGGGGAGACGATGACACCGCCGGTCGCTGACGACGTGCTTGCGACCCTGATCGGCTTTGACGAGCGGACGGTGCTGCGCGCCCGGAAGGTCCTCGTCATGATTCGGGCCGTGCGCGTCGTCGGCGGGCAGGGACGCGTCGCGAGCTACGAGCTCCTGGCGCTGCCGGGCGCCGGCGCCGATCCATCGCTGCCGTTGATCGGGCGCGTGCCGCCGCCGGCGTCGCGTCGACCGATCGTGCCGGACCATCCCGATCTGTTCGATCGTCCGCCGCGCGACGTCGTCGAGCACACGTCGTCCGTCGCCGATCGCGCCGTTAGGGCGTACACCGTCCGACAATTTGTCAGAAGTTGCGCGACGTACTTCCGACAATTTGTCAGAAGTTGGCGCCCGCGCACTTCTGACAATTTGTCACAAGCGATCATCGAGCGAAAAACTTCTGACAATTTGTCAGAAGTACGGCCCACCGTCGTAGACGTCGACGACGCGCGCGCGCGCGGTAGTACGTACACAGAAGAAAAAGAACACGTACACACACACACCGCGCCCGCGCGAACGGTCGACGACCCGCCGCCGAGCCCGCTGCTGCATCCGTGGCACGCCTGGTGCGCCGGCAAGGTCCACGTGCCGCGGCAGCTCCACGAAGAATTTCAGCGCCGGCTGCGGCTGACCCACGCGCAGCTCGTCGCGATCTACGTCGCCGAAGACGCCGCCCTCAGCCCGACCGAGGTGATCCTCGAGGACGAGTTCACGTTCTGGCGGCGGCGGATGGCGCGGCGCTTCCCGACGCGCGCGGATCGGGCGCCGCCGGCGTCGAGGCCGACGACCCGCGACGCGTGGGTCTGTCCGCACACGCCGCACTGTCTCCATCGCACGCCCTGTCAGCGGCTGAGCGATTTAGCCGCGGCGAAAGCGGGCGCCGAGCGGGATCGGCAAACCGGTTGAACGCGTTTCCCCACGGGTTCGGCGGGCTAGGGTCTGCAGCCCGACACGTGCGTGCGTCCTGAACGCACTGCCCGCCGAGCGGTTGGTCAGTCAGGCGGGCCGCCAGGACGGTCCAGGGTCATGCGGGCGGACGAGCAGGCGAAATGGCAGGCGATCGTGAGCGCGTGTCTCGAGTATCTGGCGACGGCGTCGAATCCGTCGCCGCTGGCGGAACTCGCGCGCGACGGGCTGATGCGTAAGCTGAATGAGCTGCAGATCCAGATCGGCCGCGGGCTGCAGCTCGTGCCGCGCCGCGAGCCCCGCACGCCGCTGTTCGACGAGGCGACCACGCCGCCGATCGACGCCGCGCCGCAAGTGCCGTTTGCCTGGACCGCGAAGCAGCTCAGTGAGGCGGTCGCGCTCTTGCCCGACGAATGGTTCGGCGGGCATCACTTCGATCGGGTCGGGCACCAGGTCGCCGGCCGCGAGCACACCGGCCTCAGTCTCTTGCGCGCGCTCGAGGCGAACGGCGTCGTCGAGCCGATCGGGGTGACCCACGCGGGCGAGGAGGATCCGCGCGGGCCGTTCCTGCGGTTCCGGAAAGTGTGAGATGCGCACCGGCTGGCTCGTGCTCGAGGATGCGCTCGTGACGACGCGGCAGCAGGTCGCGATCGTCGAGGAGCTCGCGACGCGCGTCCGGGTGCGCGCGATCGGGCGGACCAAGTTCGCGATCGGCGAGGCGTGGCAGAAAGCGGGGAGCGAGGCGATGGTGCCGAAGACGGCGATCGAGGACATCACGGAGGCCACGTCATGAGCGCGCACACGCCGGGACCGTGGGACTGGGACGGGAAGTTCACCGTCACGATTCCGCACCGTGACGGCCACGCCGCGTTTCGGACGAATCCGGAGGACGCCCAGGTGATCGTCGCCGCGCCGGAACTGCTCAACGTCGCGCACGCGGCGTGGCATCTCTGTCAATCGCTGCTGGCTGATCGCTACGGCGCGACGGACGACGTGATTCGCGAAGTGTCCGACGCGCTGCAGGCCGCGATCGCGAAAGCCGAGCGGCGGATCGGATGAGAACGCACACGCGGCCGCGGCGCGACGATCCGCTCACGCTCGAGGAGGCCTGCGCGCGCCTGGAAGCCGCGGCCGCCGACGCGCCGACGATTCGCGTCGACGGGAAATTCGTGTTCGCCGAGCAGGGCGTCTGCCGCATCTGTGGCTGCACGGGCGAGCAGGCGTGTCCGGGCGGCTGTGTGTGGGCGGAGCCGAATCTCTGTTCGCGGTGTGCGCGAACGAAGAAGCGGACGCGATGACGACCGACGCCGATCACGATCACGCGTTCGAGCTGTGGGCGACGTTTCATCGCGCGCCGGCGGGCGCGCCACCCGCGCACACGTCCTTCGTGGTGTTCACGTGCGCGTGCGGCGTCTACAAGATCTTCCCGGCGATCAATTTCGCGATCTGCACCGAGGCGTTTCAAGCGCAGTTTCGTGCGGCCGCGGCGGCCGCCGGGTGGCACGAGGCACTCGTGAGCGCGTCGCGCGAGAGAGGTGAGTCCGCCGTCTCGCTGCTGTGGATCCTCGTCGTCATCGTCGGCGTGTTCGCGCTGCTGCTCCTAGGGTTGTGGCTGATTGGACCCATCCCGTTAGGGTGAGACGCGGAACAGGAGGCGAGCGTATGGCCGCGGAGGCCTGGGTCTGGCTCGGCGTGGCGATCACGACGCTCGGCGTGCGATGACGAGGGCCGAGCATCTCGCGTGGGCGAAATCGCGCGCGCTCGAATACGTCGACGCCGGCGACGTTGCGCAGGCCTATGCGTCGATGGTGTCCGATCTAAGGAGGCGCGTGACATGTCCGCGGATTTCTGGCTGGCCATCGGCGTCGTCCTCGCGCTCGCGGGCCTGGCGGTGCTCGTGATTCATCGCCGCGCGACGCGCCGCGCACGGCGACGCGACGAGGAAGGGCGGCAGCGGCGGCTCGCGCGCGAACTGCGATCGCTCTCGCGCCTGGCGCCCCCGCCGCGCCGGCGCAACGGCGGCCAGGTCGAGCCATGAAGCCCAGCGACACCGCCGGCCTCGGGTCACCCGCGCCGCGGCCGATCCGCGCCGCGGTGACGATCACCGTCGTCGTCGACGTCCTCCAAGTGACCACCCTCGAGCAGGTGCACGCGCACGTGCACGAGGAAGTGTCGAGCCGATTCACCGTCGGCGTGCCGATCCAGACCGTGTCCGGCCAGCCGTATATCGTGCGCGCGATCGAGCGCGTGGCCGTGGAGGCACGATGACCACATCTGAGCACGATCCCGTCAAAGCCGCCGCGGACGTGACGACGGCGTTGCGCGCCTGGCTGCGCGCGCGCCGGGAGCCGTCCGAGGTGCAAGCGGCCGCGCTGGCCTACGAGCTCGCGGCGCTGGTCGCGAAGGAAGCGCCCACCGCGACCCACGCGTTCCTGCTCGTCGATCAGTGGGCGCGCACGCTGAAGTGGCAGATTCACGAGTTCGGCGTCGGCCGGGAACATCCGTGATGGTGAGTAGCGTCCGCGAAGACTCGACGTGTTACGTGTTGACGGTCCGGCACCGGCAGGACAGCGATCCGCGCTCGCCCCAGCGCACGCACACGATCTACTGCGACTGGTTCGCCGAGGCGGTGCAGTACCTCGCCGCGACGTACCACGCGTTCAGCGTCATCGACGAGGTGTCGATCGCCGTCGCGGTCGACGTTCCACGCGAAACCTCTGAGAAATCCGGCGATCTCTCAGAAGCTCGCCCAACTTCTCAGAAGTCATGACGCCGCCGGACTATACCGACTGGCTGACCAAACCCCAGGCGGCCGAGGCGATCGGCGTCTCGACGAAAACGATCGAAGCGTGGGCGCAGGCGAAGAAACTGCAGCAGGCCTTCCGGCCGCAGGCGCACGGGCCGGCGCTGGCGGTCTATCACCCCGACGACGTCGCCCGATTGGCGTCTGAGCGCCAACGCAGCCCGCTGGCGCCGTTTGTGGTACCCGTCCCGGACGCAGCGCGCGGGAATGGGCAGGCGCTCGCGGTGCCGGCGGCGACGACGGCCGGCGAGGAGCTGCTCCGGCAATTTCTCGGCGCGCTGGTGCATGCGGTCTCGTCGGCGACGACTTCTGAGAAGTCTGAGAAGTCACCTTCTGAGAGTTCTCAGAAGTCGTTTCTGACGATCCGGGAGGCGAGTGCGCTGACCGGGTTGTCGCAGGCGTACCTGCGGCGGGCGATCGACGACGGGACGTTGCCAGCCGTGCACGATCGCGGCTGGCGGATTCGGCGGAAGGACCTGGAGCAGCTGTGACGATCAAGGACGTCATCCACTACCTCGAACAAATCCGCCGAGTCGATGGCGACGCGATCGTCGTGTACTTCGATTGCCCGCATTGCCTGAAGTCCTTCACCCCGGACCGCGTCGTGCGTGTCGTCAAACTTGAAGCGGACGCGCGGACGGTCCGGGAGCCGCGCTGATCGTGGCGCAGCAGGAATTGCCCGCGGGGACGGCGCTCGCATTGATCGTGCTCGCGCTCGTCATGGTCGCCTCGTGCTTCGTGCGGTGAGTGGAGCCGCGCTGATGCAGCAGCAGCTCACGCCCGACGGCGATCCGCCCTCACGATGCGCGCGCTGGTGTCCATCGTGCCGCGGCTGGCTGTTGACGCAGGGCCGGCGCCGCTGTCCGACGTGCCACACCGCCGTGGTGCGTCCGATGAAGGTTCCACCGAAACCGAAACCCGGCGAGCTGCGGCCCGGCATCATCGCCGAGTTCGCGGATCCGCGCGATCGCGACGACCCGGCGCGCGCGCTCGCCGAGCTGCGAGCCCGACTGCAGACGCATCGCGTGTAATGACGTGCACGGACGTGTCATGACGCGCACGGATCCCCACGTTGTCGTCCACCACGACTACCAAGGCCTCGTCGCGGACTCGCAGCGGGCCGATCGGCTGACGCTCGTGTCGCTGGCGACGCGACCCGGCGCGACGCGGTTTTTCACCGTGCTCGAATGGGACTGCTTTCCGCCGAAGACGGCCCGCAACGCGGAGTTTCAACTGAATCTGCTCCGGTGGCCGCTCGACGAGTCGCTCGTGTGGGTCGTCGCGATCGTGCCGCTCGTCGCGATGCCGGACGCGCGGCGCATTGCCAGCGAGACCGGCATGCGGTTCGCAGACGGCGTGCCGACGTTCATCCGGCGCGGGCACGCCGAGCGGTTTCCCTGCGATCACGGGCGCGTGTGGACGATCGAGAACGACCTCGGTAGCCCCATCTACGTTCCGAACGGCGCCGAATTCGTGGCGGCCGAAGAGAAGCGCTGGCTCCGCGCGTTCTTCGCGTCCAAGGGCATCGATCCATACCAGTGACTCGCGGCCGTCAGCCGACCGCTGACACACCCCACGCGAATCAGCGCGACAATAGAGCGATGCCCGATCGCCGCAAACCGCACGGCCCCGATCGCCGCGCCGCCGTCGGCCTGGGCGGCCGCCGCGCGACCGATCACAGCATCCCGCTGCGCCCGCTCGCCGAGGCGATCGGCATGAGCGCCGACTTCCTGCTGAAGGAAATCGCCGCCGGCGAGCTGAAGGCGGCCCAATTCGGCCGGGAATGGCGCGTGCCGACGCTCGAAGCGTGTCGGTATCTCGACGCGAAGGGCTGGCCGCTCCCCACGTGGCTCGACTGTTTCCGCGTGCACGCGCCCGCTCAGCCCGCTCAGCCCGCGCGTCCCGCGCGTGACGTGAAGTCCGCGTAGATCGCCTCGCGCGCGTTTGATCCGCGGCCGATAGCTCTTCTAGTCTCCTCGCACAACTCAATCACGAATGGAACCGAGTCACGGGACGCGGAGCGCGTACCAACGCGGGTGTCGGTGCGTGCCCTGTCGGGCCGCCGAAGCCCGCTATCGATCGACCCTGCGCGCCAAACATCGCCGCGGGCTGACCCCGCTCGGGAGCCGCGTCAGTCCGAAAGCGGCGGCGAAGCAAGTCCGCGCGCTCTTAATTGAACGCTTCACGCGCGCCGAGATCGCGCGGCGGCTCGGGCTGAAATCCGCGAAGCTGCGGCTCGCGCCCGACGCCATCACCGCCCGCAAAGCCATTCGCATTCACCACCTCCACGCCGCCGTCATGGCCGAAGGGCCGGACGTGCCCCTGAACGAGCTCGATGCCCCTCACACCCAAACAGCACCGCTTCGTCACCGAGTACTTGATCGACCTGAATGCGACCCAAGCGGCGATCCGCTGCGGCTATAGCGAGCGGACCGCGAAGTCGCAAGGCTCGCGGCTGTTGACCCACGCGGACGTCGCGGCCGCGATCGCGGACCGCCAGGCGAAGCGTGTCGAGAAGCTCGAGCTGACCGCCGAGCGCGTCCTCCAGGAGCTCGCGCGCCTGGCGCTCGTCGACGTCCGCGGCTTCTTCGACGAGCGCGGCGATCTCAAACCACTCAAAGACCTGACGCCCGAGCAGGGCGCGGCGCTGCAGTCCTTTGAGGTCATCAAGAAAAACGCGCAGGCCGGCGACGGCGTGATCGACACCGTTCACAAGATCCGCCTCTGGGACAAGACGCGCGCGCTCGAGCTCCTGGCGAAACACTTCGCGCTGCTCGTCGAGCGCGTGCAGGTGAGCGGCGATGCCGATCTCCTCGCGCGGCTGACCGCGGCGCGCAAACGCACGGATCCGCTGAGGGGAGACGCCGGCGATGAGTAGCTGCGCGCATCCGCTGCATCTGACGCGCGAGTGTCGGCGCTTCCTCCGATTGCTGCGGATTCGGCTCTGGCCGTGTCCCGCGTGCGAGCCGGAATCCGCGCCGGCGCCGCCCGTGGATCCGCCGCCCTCGAATCCCGATGAGTAGCGCGCCGGCGAGCCGTCGGGCGCCGACGGTCTCGGCCGCCGAGCAGCAGCTGCGCGACTGGGTCGCCAGCTGCTATCACGATCCGCTCAAGTTCGTCCTGGGCGCGTATCCGTGGGGCGAGCCCGGGCCGCTCGAGGCCTACGACGGGCCCGACACCTGGCAGCGCGAGTTCCTCGAGGCGATCGGCGCGAAAGTGCGCGCGAACGCCTTCAACGGCGTCGATCCGGTCGACCCCGTGAAAGCGGCGGTCAGCTCGGGCCACGGCATCGGGAAATCCGCGATGGTCGGCTGGCTGGTCGACTGGATCATGTCGACGCGGCCGCACTGCCAGGGCACGGTCACCGCCAACACGATCACGCAGCTCAATACGAAAACCTGGCCGGCGATTCAGACCTGGACGAAGCGCTGTCTGACCGCGCACTGGTTCGTCATCACCACCGAGCGCCTGTACCACCCGGCGTACCCGGAGAGCTGGTTCTGCGCGCGGCAATCGAGCAAAGAACACAACTCGGAGGCCTTCGCCGGCCAGCACGCGGCGACGAGCTCGTCGTTCTACATCAACGACGAGGACAGCGCGGTCCCCGACAAGATTCACGAGGTCGAAGAGGGCGGCCTCACCGATGGCGAGCCGTTTCAGTTCCTCTTCGGCAACCCGACGCGCAACACCGGCGCGTTCCACAAAGCGTGCTTCGGATCGCTGCGCGATCGCTATCTCGTCAAAATCATCGACTCGCGCACATCGCGGTTCACGAACAAGAACCAGATTCAGCAGTGGGCCGAGGACTACGGCGAGGATAGTGATTTTTTCCGCGTGCGCGTGCGCGGGCTGCCGCCGAACGCCGACGAGCTCCAGTTCATCGACCACGGCCGCATCGCGGCCGCGCAAGCGAACGTCGCCCAGGTCCTCGCCGATGAACCGCTGATTGCCGGCGTCGACGTCAGCGGCGGGGGCAGCGCGATGACGGTCTGCCGCTTCCGGCGCGGCTTCGATGCGCGATCGATCGCGCCGATTCGGTTGACGGGCGAGCAGACCCAGGCGCACGACCGCCAGCAGCTCGTCGCGATCCTCGCCGAGCGGCTGCGCGATCAGACGCCCGATCGGAAGATCGCCGCGATGTTTATCGACTCGGCGTTTGGGGCCGTGATCGTCAGCCGCCTCAAGCAGCTCGGGTTCGACAACGTCTACGAGGTCAACTTTGGCGGGCCGTCACGCGACGCACATCAAGCCAACCTGCGCGCCTACATGTGGAACCAGCTGAAGGAATGGCTGCCGAAGGGCGCGATTCCCAAAGACGACGAGCGGCTCGCGACCGATCTCGGCGGCCCCGGCTTTCACCTGAACAAGAAAGAGCAACTCGTGCTCGAGAGCAAAGCATCGATGCTCGCGCGCGGCGTGGCGAGTCCCGACGACGGCGACGCGCTCGCGCTCACGTGGGCGATGCCGGTCGCGGTGACGCTGGGGCACGTGCCGGCGCCGTATGTGCCGCGCTCGGCGTGGGGGTAACGATGTGCGCCGACCCGCTCCAGGTGCTGCTGTTCCTCATCGCCGGCGGGCTCGTCGGGCTCATCGTGGGACTCGGCCTCGGCGTACTAATCGCGCGCCAACCCGCAAACCGGAAGGACCGTCCGTGACAAAATTTTTCGGGGCGCTGCTGTGCGCCGTCGGCGTCCACACCTGGCGCCGGCACCACTGGGCGCGCCGCGCCGAGATCTGCCGCCGCTGCCGCGCGGTCCGCGGGCTGTGGTGATCGGCCGGCCGGCCGCGTTCGCATCCGACGCCCGAATCCCGCATCCTGACCGACGTCGACGGACGCGGCGCCATATAGCCCGACGGGTCGCTGTGACTCCTTCAGCGGCTCGCGGTGCGGCGCCGCGTCTCCCTCACTTCCTGAATTCATGATTCCGAGTACGAAGCAGCGCCGCGAGAGCGGCCTGATTGTCCCGCGCGACCGGCCGACCGATCCGCGCCCGCCGGCGGCGTTTCGCGCACATGCGAGCGGCCTCATCGTCCCCGAGGACATCAGCCGCGCCCGCGACGTCTTCACCGACAGCGAATCGCGCACGATCAACCGCGCGGTCACGCTCCTGAATCAGCACGGCATCGAGGTCTACTTCGGCTGTCCGCTGGAGAGCTGCAAGAAACGGCCGATGGAGCCGCGGCGCCTGGCCAACGGCGATTTCGTGCTCGAGTGCGAGCACGCGTCGCACATCTTCACGCGGGCGTTTTAGATGACCGTCGCCGAGCTGCTCGCCGCCTCGCGATCCGCGCACCAGGCCTACCGCGCGCACAGTCCGCGCCTGGCCGCCGTCGGCGGCGTGCTCGCGCTCGAGCCCGGCGATCCGGCGATCGCGCGGGAAGCGCTCGCCCGCGCGGCGACGACGCGCAAAGCGGCGTTCGACGCCGACCCGACCCTCGCCGATCCGGCCTGGGCGCCCGACGCGACGATCAATACCGAGCTGATGACCTTCTACGCGGAGCAGCTCGTCCGATGAGGAAGCCGTCGACGAAGACAAAGACGGCGACGCGCGAGGACGCGGGGCAGACCACGAGCGACGAGGCGCTGCTCCAGGAAATCCGCGAGCGCTTCACGTACGCGACGACGCAACTCCATCAGATCCGGGCCGACGCCGATCTCAACATGCAGTACGTCGCCGGCGATCCCTGGGACGAGGACGATCGCAAACAGCGCAAGGGCCGGCCGACGGTCGCGCCCGACGAACTGCACCAGTACTACAACCAGGTCATCAACGACATTCGCGCGAACCCGCGCGGGATGCAGTATTCGGCGGAGGGCGACGGCGCCAACGACGCCGGCGCGCGCTTCTACGAAAACAAATTCCGTGAGATCGAGTACCGCAGCCACGCGCAGCTGGCGTACATCACGGCGGCCGAGAACGCCGTGCAGCGCAGCTACGGGTGGGTGCGCGTCAACACGCGCTACGAATCCGACCGCAGCTTCAATCAGGAGATCTGGATCGAGGACATCCCGAATCCCGATCTCGTGCTGCCCGATCCCGACGCGAAGCGGCCCGACAGCAGCGACATGAAGTGGCTGTTCGTCTTCGAGCCACTGCCGGTCGCCGAGTTTTCGCGCCTGCATCCCGACGCCAAGATCACCGACTTCGCCGGCTACAGCGAGGTCGCGCCGCTCTTCGTCCGTGGCGAGACGATCATTCGCGCGGAGTACTGGAAGATCAAACACACGAAGCAGACGTTGCTGCAGTTCCGTGACGGCACGACCGCCTACGAAAGCGAGCTCGCGAAGATGCCCGCCGGCGTCGAAGTCGTGAAGAAGCGCACCGTGCCCGTCGCGCGCGTCTGCCAGTACCTGACCAACGGCGTCGAGATCCTCGAAACGAACGAGTGGCCGGGCAAGTACATCCCCTTCGTCAGCTGCTACGGCAAGGTCCTCTACGTCAAGGGCCAGAAGCAGATCCTCTCGATGACGCGCCACATGCGCGAGCCGTGGAAGCTGTACTGCTACTACCGATCGCAGCAGGCCGAGATGGCCGGCATGATCCCGAAGACGCCGGTCCAGGCGTACGAAGGGCAGATGCGCGGCCACGAAACCGACTGGGCGCGCGCGATGCACGAGCCGGTCGCGTACCTGCAGTTCAAGGGCACGACACCCGAAACCGGCGGGACGACCGTGCTGCCGCCGCCCTCGCGGCTCGACTATCACGCCGGCGAGCACCTGCAGGCGCTCGAACTGTGCGCCGAGGGCGCGCGCCGTGCAATTCAGGCGGCCGCGGGCTCCGGGTTTTTGCCGACCCAGGCGCAGCGGAAGAACGAAAAATCCGGCATCGCGCTCCAGAAGATCGAACAGACCGCGCAGCGCGGCTCGTTTCATTTCGTCGACCACGTCAACGACCTGATCCGCCAGACCGGGGTCATCAACGAAGATCTCATCACGCCGATCTACGACACGGCGCGCGACGTCGGCGTGCGCGAGGCCGACGGCAAAGCCGCGATCGTGCGCATCAACGATCCGAACGTGCCCGACTCGGTGTCGACGAAGGGCCGGTATCTCGGCACGGTGTCGGTGGGACCGAGCCACGACAGCGAGCGCGAAGCCGCGTCGGACTTCGCCGACACGATCGTCAGCAACGGCGGCTTCATGGAAGCGCTCGGCCCGCAGCGCGCGCCGAAACTCCTCGCGCTCGCGATCAAGCTGCGCAACGTCGGCCCGATCGGCGACCAGATGGCCGAGATCATCGACCCGCAGCCCAAAGACGGTCAGGCGCCCGACCCGCAGCAGCTGATGGCCTTCGTGCAGGCCGCGAAACAGGAAAACGAGCAGCTGAAGGGCGCGCTCAGTGAAGCCGTGCAGGCGCTGAAATCGCGGATCGCCGAGAAGCAGCTCGAGCTGCAGGCGAAAAAAGAGATCGCCGCGCTCGAGGCGACGACGCGCAAAGAGATCGCGCAGATCAACGCCGAGTCCGGGCTCGGCCAGGCCGCAATTAAAGCCGACAGCGCCGAAACGCTCGCGCTCCTCGAAAAGCAGCTCACCGAGATTCAGGCGATCGTCGACGGCCACCAAGCGGCGCTCGACCGCGCGCACGACGTCGGGCTCGCCGCGATGGCGCACGCGCAGACGAGCGCGCAGGCCGCGCAGCAGCATGACCAGGCGCTCACCGCCGGCGCCGTCGCGCACGGCCAGGCGCTCGACGAGAACGATCAGGCCGCCCAGCACGCCCGCGACGCGGCCGTGCAGCAAGCGGCGCTGCAGCCGCCGACAGAGGGAGCGACCGCGTAATGGACGGACTGGTACCCGGGCGTATCGTGTATTTCGTGTTCGATGACCAGAGCGCCGCTGAAGTGAATCGTCGCCGCACGACGGGCGCCAGCATCGCGAAGCGCCTGCTCGACGAGCAGTGGCCAATCGGCGCGCAGGCGCACATCGGCAACGACGTCCGCGCGGGCGACGTCGCGCCGGCGATGGTCGTGCGGGTCTGGACCGCGGACGGCTGCGTGAATTTAAAAGTGATGCTCGACGGCTCGGACACGTACTGGGCGACGTCGGTGAATCACGCGACCGAGAAGGCGCCGCGCTCCTGGCACTGGATGTATCAGGGGCAAGCCACCCGCGGCGCGAGCGCGTAG